TCCGTAATTCATTAATAATTGGAATAGCTTGTTTAATTATACTTTTATTTTTTTTGAAGAAATCTATATCGGCTTCATTTACAACTATATTATAATTTTTTTTCCAAAAGTTTATAAAATGGGAAATTCTATCCCGTTCTCTTCGTATTGCTGCTAATTCTTCTTTATTAGAATATTCATATTTTCGTGGAGCAGGCATTCTATATATATATATTTAGATTATTTTTAAATACTTTAATCTATATATTAATCATCTATAAAAGTTAATTTTAAATCTACTGAAAATAGTAGTGGTCGTGTAGTATATGTATTTGAAGCTTCTAAAACACTTGGATCCGCTGCTGTATAATTCATACGCTCTATTAATATTTGTGAAGGAAGTTGATTACAAATAAAAGTTAATGGAGATGTTTGTGCTAATGAAGCACTTGTTTTACTTTCTACTTCTGTAAATTGACCCAGTATTGTACCACTACCACCCGTTTCTGTTGAAATACCTTCTTGCTGTATATTACTACGCAATATTATTATAGCTATATCAGCATCGACCACCTTTGAATTTTTATCGTCATCCGCCGTAATTTGAACTACACCACCAATAACCTCAACTAAACATCTACCCATATTTATTAAATCTTGATCTAAATTAAATGTGAAAGAACTTTTATCTGTACTTAAACTTACCGTCTGGCTATCCAAGCTATTTAATCTTAATATCCGTAAGTTAGACATATATATTAAAGTAATATTTTATTTTTATTCTTTTTTATCATTTAAAATATGATTTAAAGTTTCATTATCATTTAATATTTTTAATTCTCTATCTACAAAATCTAATTCTTTTAATTCTTGTTTTTCTTTTAAATATGCTTCTTTATCCATTCCTTTTATTGTATCATAATATAGTTTTTTTGTTAGAATTGTAGCCATAGGCTCGGGATACATGTTATAACTGGTAGAAACAATATCTTTACAATATCTAATTAAATTTTTTTTATCATTCAATTCAATATAACTATCATCTACTTTATTTTCTTCAAAATTATAATCTTTATATTTGTTTAAAAATTCTTCTCTATAATCAATATTAGGGTCTGGTCTGTATTCTACATTTAAATCTTCACCACCTTCCATTTTATATTATATATTATATTTTTTTTAATTAATTTTAATTTAAAAAGATGTTGCGACAATTCCATTTGGATTTAAGATAAATACTTTATCATATAAGGCATAAGTAGTAACATCTTGTGCTGCTGGCTGACCACCAGAGAAATTTATTTCAATTGTAGAAGGAGCACCAGTTCCACTTGTATCTAAACCTAAATTAACTAATCTTTCGTCATTAAAGCGTTTGAGATCTACCGCCATCTGTCCCGAGCCAACATTATTACCAGCAGCATCAGCAGCTTTAAATCTTGTTAAAGTAATACAACTTGAAACAGCCATAGTTTTTCCATGTTTAGCCCATACTTTACTGGCTTCCATATATGCGCGTCCAGAATTGGTAGCAGAAAAATCGATTTCATCTGAAGGATACTGAACACCACCAATTCTATATAAATAACTACCAACTTGCGTTAAGTTGAAAGCAGTTAATACATTTTTGACTTTATTATTAAGATTTCCAGCTGGTCTCATTAATGTTACTAATCCATTTAAACTTTTATAGGAACTGTTGATTTGTAAAGTTTGTTTGCCGGTTTGTGCTGCTACTGAATTTATTATAGTTCCTACTGACTGACCTACAAACATAGTAGCAGAAGAACTTATTTGCTGAGCGTATGAACTCATAATTTGCTCATCCAAGATCATATATGTCGGAGCGTAATAACGGACTTCGTCTAATGTATAAGTATTAACAGCTAAATCTGCGTTTTGTGCTATTAAAGCCTGAACACCCGAAGCAAGTGTTATTTCTATGGTGAATAAAGGCATGCCCTGTGGTAAAGCTTTGTTGTAATAACTTTCAAGGAATGCGCCTTTTAATTTTACGCAAAAATGATGTGAGCCAGCTTCGGCAACAGCTGCTCCTTGGCTAATAGCTTCTAATGCTGGTGCTCCACCACCATAAACAGCTTGGGAAAATGTTAAATCGTTTATAGAACTGTTCCAATCTTGGTCCATAAGGTGGTAAATATTGTATCGGTCAATAGTTTCAACTTTTCCGCTTGAACCAGCAACAGCAATTTCTAATTTGTCTATAACACAAGCCGCATTACCGTCTAATTTAATACCAGCATTAGCAGCAGATGTAGCATTATTTGTTAATTTGAAAAATAAGTATCCTTTTGAGGTGTCTATAAATCCGTCAGCTTGAACTGGGATTAAAATTTTATTATTAGAACCACTATTATAACTTGAAGATGTACTATCAAATCTTGTTAAGCGAGTGCGACTTGGTATTGCGTCAGCTCCGGTTATTGAATAAAGCATAGATGTTGGTAGGCTATTCTGTAAAGACATTTCTTTATATTTATTGTAAGAAAATAATTTTCAAATTTTAATATTATAACTATATATATATTTATGAAAATTATAGAAAATGTAAAGTTAAATAATTTTGATTTGGTTAAACAACCAGTAGATAATTTATCAAACTTGCCTTATATTCCCGCTAAACCATTAGAAGCTATTAATATGTGTTCTTTATTTATTGGAGCAAGTGGAAGCGGGAAAACTACATTAATGCTACAACTACTTTGCGGACACCCGACAAAAAAACATCCCGAAAAGTCAAGAGCTTATTATAAATTTTTTGATAAAATATATTTGATTAGCGCATCTATACAAAGTTTGCCTATGGATAAATTAAATTTGAATGAAGATAGAGTATTCAATAAATATTCAGATGAACTAATGAAACAAATTATAGAAACAGAACAAGATGACGATGAAGCTAATAATACATTAATTATATTAGATGATGTAATAAAATCTTTAAAAAATAATAAAGAATCCGAATTTTTAACTAAATGTATATTAAATCGTAGACATATTTTAAATAAACAAGATAAGCCTGGTGGTGGATTAAGTATTTGGATACTTTCACAAAAATTTAATGCGTTGCCTTTAATATTCAGAATTAATTGTAGTAGTATATTTTTATTAAGAAGTGTAGCACAAAATCAAAAAGAAAAAGCATGTGTAGTTGATGAACTAATGGCTGATTTAAATAAAACAGAACAAGATGAATTATTTAAAAAAGTTTTTAAAAAAAAATATAATTTCTTATTAGTATTAAATAAGAAACCTAAAAATGAGCGTTATTATTCAAACTTTAATTTAATAAAATTTGAAACTGAAAGTGATAGTGAAGAAGATTAATTTTGATTAGTATTTTGAATTAAAATACAACTTTTACTTTTTTGGTGGCGTGAAATATTATCCCTTCTAACAAACATATTACAATATTTACAACATATTTTAGTTGTTTTATATTTTGTTATAGATACTATATTATCCTTATAATATTCTTTAACTGTTCTACCAGCTATTCTTTCATTTAAAGTTGGTTGTAATAATTTAATAATAGCACCTTCTATTCTTCTTAAATCTTGTTGTATCATAACATTTTGTAATTGTAATAATATAACAAAAGTAAAATTATTCCAACCACCATTAGCTCGTATAAAATCATAAACTCTAAATTTAGATTTATTATTAATATGATTAACACAATATTTATGTTTTACTTTTCTGATTTTTAAATTATTTGTACTACCTATATAAAAATCTGTTATAGATGGATCTTTACAATATAATTTATATATAATACTCATATATATATATATAATATAATATCTTACTTTTATATAGAAGAGATTTGTATATTAAATAAATCTACAATTTATCACAACTCCATAAATACTTCATACTATAAAAGTTTGGACTTTCTTTATTATTTTTTGTTAATTTATTATTTTTATCTCTAATTCCAGCAGATCTTTTACAATAATTTTTTTGTCGTTTTTTATCACCATGGTCTAAATTTTTATATAATCCTAATGCTGTATCTTTAAAATGTTCATATCTTAAATCACCAAAATTTATTAATTTATTATTTGGAGTAATTACAGAATATTTTTTATTTTTAACTTTTGACTTTTCAAATTTTAATTTATTCATATATATATATAGTATTATTATTATTATATATTTTTACTAATTTAAAGTGTAAAAGTGTAAATATATATAAATATACAATAATTAAAAAAATACCATTTTAGTAGAAGTCTTTTTTATATCATTTAAATCTATACCAAATTCATCTATTTCATTCCATGACCAGCACCCTTCTTCCATTTTATATTTTAATTTTATATAATGATAAAAGTAATCATTAATTACTTTATGATTTACACCAGCTCTTCTTAATTTTCTAACACAAGCAATTAAATTACTATTTTGGTATACAATACTAAAAATATATAAATTCCAACAATTTTCGTTATTTGATAAATATTCACTATGTTCTTCATCTAAATCTAACATAATAGATTTAAATTTCTTAAAGTCTTTTTTTAATTCTCGTTCTAAATTTTGTTCAAGTAAAATTTCCATTATATTAATTTAGAGATAGTTTTTTAAATACTTTTTTTGTATATTACTTTTTTTGTAAATGTTTTTTATCTACTTGATAGGCTTTACTTTTAGGATTAACAGAAGCATAAATTCTCGCCATAGCCCATTGTTGGGGTGATTTAACTGTTTTTCTAACAGAAGCTGGATTATTATAATAAGCTCCTTCACCTTTTTCAAATATAATTTTTAATCCACTTAATTTATAACCAGTAATATCACTTATTTCTTTTAAACTATGTGGCTCATTTAATTTAAATCTATATTTTTTATTAAATTGTTGCTTATATGTTAAAACCATTATATAATATAATATATTATTTTTTAATATTATATAGATATATATGAGCTCTTTTGAAGATCTTGAATTACAAAAGTTAAATAATTTGGTGGATACTTTTACCCCAGCGGAAAGTGCTAAATATGGTGAAGAAGTTAGATATATAAAATATTTATTAACTTTATTAAAAAAACAAAAATCTCAAAAACAAACTAAACAAACTAAACAAGAAGAAAAAAAAACACAGAAAAAAGTAAAAGACAGTTTAGAAAATTTATTAAAAACATATAGTATCAAAAAACCAACTGATAAAACTATGGATAGTCTGCCTGAGGGTGTAATGGAAGACGCTAAATTAGCAAAAGTATCAACGCTTTATTATAAGGATAAGGATGCGGGACAACAATATTTAGAACAAGCTGATTTAGCAGATAAATATGAAATAGATAATGAATTATCTAATGATAAAGGTGTAGTTGTTGTAAATAAAAAAACTGGGAAAGCAAAAGTAGCTTTTCGTGGAACAGATAAAACCAATTTAAATGATTTAGAAGCAGATGCCCGTATTGCTGTTGGTAGTGAAGCATCACATAATCATTTTACAGAAGGAAGAGACCAAATACAAGCTACAATAGATAAATATGGTGTTGATAATGTAGAGAGAATTGTAGGTTATTCTCTCGGAGGCACCAAAAGTTATACTACTGGTAAGGCTTTTAAAATACCAAGTAGAAGCTTTAATCCATTTATTGCCGGGAATAATCTTACTGATAGTGAAAACTTTAATAGTGAAGAACACGAAATATTTAGAACGCAAGATGATATAGCCAGTTTTGCGGCTCCAAGAATAGAAGGGAGAAATAATACAAGTGTTAATGTTGTAGAATCATTACACGGAACAGTTAATCCTTATAAGACGCATCGCCTTGAAAACTTTACAACTAATACTGGTAGAACTGGTGATAAATCAAGTGTAATAGCAAGTAAAAGTAAAGATATTATAGACCATAGTTTAGAACACGGTGAATTGAAAACTTTACATGATATGATTAAAGTAAATAAACGGACTGGATTAAAAATTACAGAAGTTAGTTCAAAACCACCTATTACTTCAAAATCTAATATTGGTTTAATGCCTCCTCCCTCTTCTTCAACTGAAACAAGAACAGAAAATCCGTTATTTGAAAAACCTACAAGAATAGAAACACGAAACCCGTTATTTGAACCACCAAAAAGATTATCAACAGTAGATAAAAGTTTTCAAGATTTATTACAACAACAACAATTAGTACAAAAAGATAAAGCTTCACAAAAACAAGCTATATTAGAAAGTGATGCTAAAATATTATCAACAAAAAAACCATCATTAAATTTAGATATAAATGGTAATATACAAACTATAACAAAACCAAAAGTATTTAAAAGAAATTTAAAACCATCTATTAGAAGAAAAACATTAGCTCCTAATACACAAATAGAATTAAAAACTTTAAGAGATAGTACAGATTATACAGAAACTAATTCAAAAGTTAGAAGATTAAAAAGTCAAACAGATATATTAGAAAGTCAAATAGAAGATTTAACAAATACAGATATAAATAATAAACCAAATATTAAAAATAAAAGTTTTACTGAATATGCGAATGAAAATAATATAGAACCAACAGATCATAAAAAAGTATTATGGGAAAAGTCTGGTGGTGTATTAACAGATGAAGAAAAAACTAATTTTGACGAAAATACTGAAACATTTAATACTGATAGTGATATAAATGAATTTAGTAATAATTCTACAAGGGATAGAGAATTACAACTTAAAGAAAAAGCAGCACAACAATTAACATTAGAAAATGATTTAAATAATTTTGTAGAAGCACCAGTCCATATATCAGCAGCAAAAACAATCCCAGGTGAAATAGCAAGAGGCTTACATCCTACTAATTTATTATTAGGGTTAGCAACGGATGCTGCGGCGGGTGGTATTATTAAACAATATATAGAACCAATAACAGGCAAACAAGGACAAGTAGCAGAATTAGGAGAACGAGGTGCTATTGCTGGTGGATTAAGCGCATTTTTAACGGGT